CCACCGACACCGGTCGGTTGGAGCGACACGGATTGGCTCAAGCACTTGGAAGAGATACGGCAGAACGAAGCCGCCTATGCCAGAGGCCCGCTGCCTGAGCGCGGTTGGGATTGATGGGGCCTAACGTGGAGTTGAGCGGCGGCCCGCTCAACACTTCAACAACCAAGGACGGCCGTGGGCCGTCCGCTCCAACGCAGGGTTAGATTGCAGCGATGAGCGCGTGCGCAGAACCGGCCGCTAGGGTGAGACTCCCGATGCGAACACTCACGGATAGACGGGGACCGCGCGCGAGAGCGGGCCTTGCAGCACTCGACTCCTACAGCGCTACTGGAGCCCACGCGGGGACGGGAAGCAGGCAGGAAGCCGGCCTCGTGCGCGCGTTCTTCTCTGCAATCTAACGCCTGAGTTAAGCCGCGCCGCGAAGCGGCGTCGGCTTGAATGAATTGTTATGCCGCTGACACGAGGAAATGACATGCGACCGTTTGCAGACCCTAACGACCGATACAGCTACGAGGACTGGATGAACGAAATGGGAGCCGATGAAGGATTGCCGGAATTGCCACCGATGGGCCACCCGTTGCAGAAACTTGGCGCACGGCTTGGCGAACTGCTGGACGAAGACCATTGGGCCGAGTGCGAGCGATTGTTGCTGGAAGGCTGGGCGCACGATGAGATTGACCGAAAGACTGGGCGGCACTGGCGCGAGAACAGCGATTTGGAAGTGTGGTTTCCAATGACAGCGGAAGAACTGGAACGCCTCCGCGCCGAGAACGCACAACTGCGGCATAACGCGGAGCTAAGCGGACCGGGCCGGCGCAGATGAACTGTCAAGGAAAGCTTGAGCGTTGCCCGCCGGCCTGGGTCCGCTTGAGCGCACTGTTGGGCGGCTGCGTCCGAAGCGAGAAGGAGTGAGCATGCAAGCGGTTTGGGACAAGGAGCGACAGATGCTGACACTGCCAGAGCATGGCATCCCACGCCACGAATGGGAGCGTAGGTTTTGCGACGAGGTGAAGCGGGCGACCGAAGCAGGCGACGAGGTGGCGGCGGCCGAGCTTGAGAGCTGGCCCGAAGCTGACGACGACTGGTTGACGGTGACGCCGGAAAGCGCGGCGGCCGAGAACCTGAGCTACTGGACCGATGATGACGGTGAATGACCTGCGCGAGGCGCTGGAGAAGATGCCGGGCCACTGGCCGGTGCATGTGGCCGTGCGCGCCGATGGCAGCGGCGGCGGCGCTGACGAGGACTTTCTCTACACGCTGGAGTGCGTGCCGGAGAGTTTCCCGTCGCAGGGCTGCATGGCCGTGGTGCGGGTGAACTATGACCCGCAGTAAGACGCCCAACTTGATTTATGCCGCGCCGCCGGAATAACCGCTGCCTCAGCCTTGCCGCCAAGTGACCGAGCCAGCAGCGAATGGGAAGCCGCCCGCCGGGAGGAATCCGACACCGCGCCACGCCTGCGTCTACACGCGACTGGGGCGGCGCGGGGGCGGCGCAGAAATCGCTGCGCCATCGCACACGCCTTAGGCAGTTTCCCGTCCACGCCGTGCGATCAGACGGTGTGAAGGGTGCTGTAAGGTGCGCAGCAGGAATCGAACGCCAGCCGACGAACGGTAGGTCAGCGCGCTGCCGTGCTCGCGCGCTCCACAGCCGCGCGCCTGGGTCAGATCTGCGAAGCGGCCCCGCCCACAAACGCCACCGTCAACTTCACCCTGACGAACAGCGTCCGCCCGTCGATCACCACCGGCCGGTACAGGTCGATCCGGTGCTTGCGCGGGTCCGGATCAGCGCCGGCCAGTTGCTCGGCCGCCGCGGTGCACAGGTCGCCGAGCCGCATCATGTCCGCCTCGTCGCCGGGCGTGAGCATCTTCGCCATCTAGACGTCCGCCAGCATCGCCGCCTCGGCTTCGCGGCGTGCGATCAGGCCCGGCAGCTTTTCGCCCCCCGCAAACACCCATCGCCGCAACTGCGCGGGCACGTCATCCCAGCGCCCGGCGTCGACGCGGCGCTTGAGCGTGCTTGATCGATACCGCCCGATGCCGAGGTTGAACACGAACGACGTGATGACCGCCACGCGCGCCGGAGGCTCCATTGCCAGCGACGGCGACGCGACGATCGCCTGTGCCGCATGGCTCAGGATGTCTTGGAACAGCCAGAAGCGCGCGGTGTCGCGGTTGATGGGCGGCGCATCCCGGCCGCTGACGAGGCGCCCATAGCCCTGCGTCCAGAAGCCGGCCGGGCACAGGTAGGGGACGATCAGGCCGTCGTTACGCACGCGCGCGAGGCCTTCCCAGCGCGCGATGAACGGTTCCGCGATCTCAACAACCGGGCCGAGCTGCACACTACCGCCCGGCCTTCTCAAGCGTGCGGTTGAGGAACCAGAAGCTGAGGATGGACGACAGCATCGCTTGATCCTCGGCGGTCCACGTTTTCGCGAGCACGTCGAGCGGCGCCGCGCCCGCCTGTACCGCGAGCACGAACGCCGCCACCCGCGCGGCCACGTACAGGCCGAAATAGCAGTACGTCACGCCCGGACGGACCAGCGCGTTCAACGCATCGACCCAGCGGATGCCGGTCGGCTGCGCCTGCGCTTTGATCGACTCGACCAGCGCCGTCATGGCGCCCGCGTCGAGCACCGCGCCGCGCTGCTGCTCGGCCGCACGCAGTTGCTGCTCAGCCTTCTCGCGCGACGCCTGCAGCGACAGGTCTTGCAGCTTGATCTCGTGCTCGCGCTCGCTCTTGCGGTCGAGCCACTTGAGCACTTCCGGCGCCAGTCGCAGCGCGCCGCCGAACAGGGAGCCGAGGGCTGTTTCGAGGATCATCACCAGTCCCCTTCACCATCCGCCGGCAGCAGCAGCGACCCCAGCAACACCGCCGCGCCGATCGAGACGAACCACGGCTGCGCGTCCTGCGCGGCCAGCATGTACGCGCCGCACAGCGCGGCCGCGGCGAGAAAGCGGATCAGCGACACGTTGCCGGCCGGAACTGATTGCGCAGCGTGCCGCCGCCGCACGTCCAGGTGACCGCGCTTTCCGTGCTGACCGGCGTCAGAAGCAGCGTCCCGGCGCCAGGGATGCGCGCGGCGTTGTACGTGATCGTGATGACGCCATCAGCCCCGACCGCCACGCTTGTGACGTCCGGCCCGGTTACGAGCGCCGGCAGCCCGGCCTCGGCGTTGGACGTCGGGAACGCGTTCAGCGCTTGAAACGCCTCGGCGACCGCGACCTTTGCCGAGCCGGCCAGGCTCAGCCCCTCCGACACGCGCGCGCGGACGGTGTAGTTCTGGTACTGCGGGATCGCGATGGCGGCCAGGATGGCGATGATCGCTACGACGATCATCAGCTCGATCAGGGTGAAGCCGCGGGAGAGTGCTCGCATGGTCGGGCGTCCTATCGGTGGAAGGCAGAGTCGCGCAGGGTCGGCGGAGGCAAGGGCGCGCGGTCGACGCGCTGGCGCGAGCCGCCGGAGCGCGCGCCGCAGAGCAGAAGCAGACAGGCGCCGACCGCGATGCACAGCGCCGACGCCATCGGGGGCAGCGCCCGGATCGCCTCGATGTACGCGCAGGCCGCGCCGAGCGTCAGCAAGATGAACGCGGAGCGGCGCAGGTGCGGCGTGCGCGGACTCATCCGGTACAGCGCGCGCAGTCCACACCAGCCGACGAGCGTGCACGCCGCGCCGTAGATCAGCATCAGGATCGTTTGCATCAACCGGCCCTCCGCTCGATCGCTTTGCGAATGAACTCGGGAAGCCACTCGCGCAGCTGGCGCGCGCTCGCATGGATGGCGCCAGCCAGAACGAACCCCGTGATCCCAAACAACAGCGCGACGCCGGCCGTGACGTGATCCCGGATCGCAGGCGGCGGCGCCGCGTAGTGCGTGACGATCGGCGCGCCGACGAGCGCGAACGCAAACCCGGCGAGCAGCGCAAGGCACGCCGCAAGCACGGTCAGCCGCTCGATGAACGACAGGCCGATCAACGCGCCGAGAAGGCCGAATACCTCGCCGTACTTGCGCAGGGCGTCGGCGACTGAGATTTCGGCCATGTCAGCCCACCTGCCGCATCGAGAAGACCGCGCCGATGAGCACGGCTGACGCGATGGCCGCGTCGTATCGCACGGCCACCGTGTCAGCCGCCGCGAGCCGCAGGTACACCGAGAACACGTACAGCGAGCCGGTTCCGGTGCGAATCGCATACGACGGCTTGATCACATCGGAGCCGTTGATGCGTAGACCGACGCCCGGATTCGCGTCGCCGCCGCTGGTGTTGTCGACCGGCACGGTCGCGCAGACGTGATAGGTGCCGCCCATCGCGGCCGGCACGGTGAACACGCCGGTCGCGATGTCGTAGGCGCCGCCATCGTTGTGGCCGCCGGCGAACGCTGTGTCCTGGAAAACGACGTTGCCGGCAGTCGTCTGGTTCGATGAGACGCGCCGCGCCGAGAAGCTGAGCTGCGTGTTCGCCGGGTTGCGCAGACGGCCGCTCGCGTCGACGCGCCAGGACAGCGTCGTCGCCAAGTCCTCGAAGCCGCGGCTGGTGAAGGTGCCGGCGGTGATGGTGACAGCGCCTGCGACCGCGAAGGTTCCGGTGACCGAGCTGTTGCCGGTGATCGCGGCGCCGCCGGCCGACACCGTCAGGCCGCCGGCGGCGATGGTCACGCCGCCGAGTTGCACGACCACGCCGCCGGTCGTCACGGTCATCGTGCCGCGCAGGCGCGTCGTGCCGAACACGTCCAGGCGCTCGGCAGGCGTGCCCCCGATGCCGAGGCCGACCGGCGTCCAGCGGAACACCTCCACGCCGTTGGCTGCCATCGCGCCCTGATTGACGGCCGGCGAGAACATGCCAGTCGTAGGCGACGTCAGGAACCGCAGCGACGGCGCGGCGGCGCTGCCATCGGCTAGCGGCGCCAGCGCAGACAGGATCGCGGACGACGGCAGGTAGAAGACGAGTTCGCGCCGCCGGTTGCGCACCGTCTGCGCGAAGTCAGCGTCGGTGAAAATGATCGCGGGCGTGCCGTTGCGCGAGGGGAAGCCGTTGATCGTTCGGATCGGCTGCGCGGCCGGGACGGTCTGCGCCTCGTCCCAGTACACCGTCTGCGGGGAGGCCTCGGGGTTGCCGTTCGGCGAGCCGAAGAAAATGTAGCCGCCATCGAGCGGCGAGCCGTCGTTGTCGAAGTAGCTGGCGATCGGATTGAGAATGGCAGGCATGGCCGCTACCTCTCTTGCGTCTGCTGGTTGCGCGCCTGCAGCGCCTGCAGCACCCAGCGCTCACGGTTGGACATGGCGCGCGGGTTGCCGAGCGCGCGGGCGAAGCGCGCGAAGGGGCGGGAGTAGGCGAATCGGCGCGCAGCCGCTTGGCGCTCGCCGGCCGTGGCGCCGTCGCGCGCCTGTGCGCGCACGAGCGCGATGAACTCCGGCGACGTGATCAGCCGGTCAGCGGCCTGCGCGATGGTCGGGCGGTTCTGGTTCAGCGCGGTCTGCAGCGCCGATGCGAAGCCGGGCATCCCGGCAGAGGTGCCAACGGCCTCGGCCGCGACTCCGGTCACGCCGCGGCGCTTGACCTCGTCGTACACGCGGCCGATCAGGCTGTCGGCCTGTTCCAGCGCCTTCGGGTTGATCGCCTTGCCGGTGGCGATGAACTCGCCTTTCGACATGGACACGCCGCGCGCCACGCGGGCCAGATCCGTGAGCTGGCGCACCTGCGCCGGCTCCAGGTTGGACATGATCGCGGCGTAGGCCTGCCGGTTGCGTTCAAGACCCTCGAACCAGCGCGCGTAGCCGGCGAAGTCCATCTCGCCGCCGCGCGCGGTGCGCTGGAAAAACGTCGAGAGGCCGGAAGCGACTGTCTGCCGCCGCAGATCCTGCGGGACTGACTTCAGGAACCCAACAAGCTGCGCAGCGTCTCCGCTACCCAGCGCGCGAACAGCGCGGTTGAGATCGCTGACAAGAGACCGATCGAGAGCCTTGCCAAAAAGCGCACTGAGATCGTCCTCGATGCCCTTGCGGGTGGATACAGCGGCACGCGCGGCGTCGTAGACGTCGGACAGGCCGAGCCGAGAGACTACCGCGGCCTGATCGTCGGAGATGAGCGCGTAGAGCTTCTTCGCCAGCCCGGTGTCGGCATCCTTGAACGGCCCCGCGCGCCCGGCCACCGAACCGACGTCGCGCCGCACGTCATCGAGTAGCGCGTATGTCGGCGCCCGCGACTCTTCGATGACCAGCCCGTCAACCTCGCGGCGCGCGGGCTTCGGATCGAGCTTGCGCAGGATCGTGCGCTCCATGCTCGACAGGTTGGCCTCGCCGCCGAGGTCGTCCGCACGCCGACGGATGAACGAGAGCACGAACTCGGCCGGCACTTCCTGCTGCGCGTCGACACCGCGCCGCACCTGCGCGTAGAGCTGGTCGGCCTTGTCGGCGAGTTGCTTCTGCGTCGCCTCCAGCTGGCCTCGGATCGTGGCGTTCAACTGGCTCAGGTCGGCCGTGCCACCCATCTGCGTGATGAGTTCGTCGGCACGCGCGGCGACACGATCGAGGCCCTCCTTCTGCGCCACGTAGGCGGGCGAGCCGGTCTGCGACTTGACCAGCTGCGCGAGTTGCCGATACGCGACATTGGTCGAGTAGTGGTCGGGCTGCAGGTTGTCGAGGATGCCGAGCCGATCGGCAGCAGCCACCGTCTCCGCATCCGGCGCGGCCTGCGCGGCCAGGCGCTCGGTCGCGCCGCGGCTGCCGAAGCCACCCATCGAGGCGCTGCGGGCGGTCGAAGCGACCTCGTCGGCGCCGGCCGGCACCGCGGTCGCCGTCGGCATCGGTTGCGTGGTCGGCACCGGCTCGGGCGCGACGGTGGCGGCGCGCATGGCGGGCTGCGGTTGCGCGGGACCTGGGGGCACGAAGGTCGGATCGGGCGCTGCCCCCGCAGCAGCGCCGGCAGGCGCCATCTCCGGCACCGCGCCGCGGCCGCGCGCCAGGACATCGGCCACGCCGTCGCGCGCGGCACGCGCCCCCTGAACCAGCGCCGGCACCGCAGCGCCGGTCGCGCCCGCGATCAGCACTTCCTTCGGGTCGAAACTGCCGCCGGTGGCCGCCTGCGTCGCCTCGATCGCGGCTTGCGTGCCGGCCGCAGCGACGCCAGCCCCGGCGATGGTGGTCGCGCGCCCGGCCGGCGTGAATGCGGCAACGGCGCCGGCGGCGCGCGGAATGTCGGAGACGCGGAACCCCGGCTTGATCGCGTACTCCTGCCCGTCGATGGACGAGCGCAGGAAGTAGTTGCCGGACTGGTCCTGCCGCACCTGTACGCCGGGGAAGTTTGCGCGGATTACGTCGACCGTCTCGGCCGGGTTGCTCATCAGCGTGCCGAGGCCGGCTTTCAGGCTCGACATCGAGAAGCTGTTGAGCTCGGGCATTGTTGCCCAGTCGGGCGCCGCCTCGGTCTCGGCCGTGCGCCGATCGGCGCCGGTGACTGCCTCGGCCACGCGCCCGAAGAAACCGCGCTCGAGGGCTCGATTGATCTGCTGGCCAGGCGGCAGCGCGACGGTGCCTTGCGCGAGGTCTTGCTCGAGCTGACGCGCCTCGTCCGGCGTCATCTGGCCGGCGTTGTATGCCGCGACCACCGCGGCCGGCAGTTCGTTCGCTGCGGCCGGCGCGCCAGTGCTCGCGTTCACCCGCTGCGGCTGGTCGAGCAGCGTGGCGCCGCGCGGCAACATCAGCCGGCCGGCCTTCACGTCCTGCTCGAACTCGGCCTGCTCGGCCGGCGTCATCTGACCGCCGCGATACGCCTCGTACACCGCGGCGATCTGCTGCGTCGGCTGCGGTTGCGCGGCCTGCTGCGCAGCGAACACGCGGTCGAAGGTGCTCGAGGTCGTCCCGCGCGGTTGCGACGCGCCTGCGGGCTGTACGTCAGCCGGCGGGGCACTCGGAAGCCCCGCGCTCACCCGCTGGATGTACGCGCGGGTCGTGCGACCCCAGTTGTTGCGGTCGGTGCCGCCGATGTACTCGCCGATCGCAGCGGTCACGTCGCCGCGGTTGCGGTCGAGCGATTCCTTCAGCAGCACCGCCGCGGCCTCGCTGGCGGTGGCCGGCGACAGCCACGGATCGATGCCGTGCTTGTCGATCAGCGCCTGCCGCGTCTCCGGAATGACCTGATAGGGCGTGCGGGCGTTCGCGCTGCTGACCTGATCCGCGTTGCTGCGCTCCCCGTTCTCGCGGATCGAGCGCAGCAGGCCCGGCGGCAGGCCGAAGCGTTGCTCGTTCTTCGCGTCGAGCTCCGCGTACACCGGATCGCGGAAGCTGGTCGGAAAGCCTTTCACGGCATCGCCGCCGTCATCGGGGGCGGGCTTGCCGGCGGCGCGGCGAAGCGCATGTAGCTGCGCCCGGCCACCGCCTGCGCGCTCTGCTCCGCGCGCTTCTGTTCGGTCAGCTGCTGCATGAACTGGCCCGCGAAGCGCGAGAAGTTCGTGCCGGCCGGCACCGTGACACCCGCGACCTCGATGTCACGCTTCGCGTTGCCGAGGAAGCCGACCTGATTGACCCACTCAGCTTTCGCGTCGTTTAGCGCGGCATCGAACTGCGCCATCTTGGCCTGTCCGCGCAGGAACGAGGCCAGCGCCCGCGCGTCGGCCGTCTCGCTCGGAAAGCCCTTCAGCGCCAGCTCGATGTCCTTGTCGGTCGCGGGACCGGGCGGCAGGCTCTTCACCGCCTGGGAGTTGCGCAGCCGGACGTACTCCTGCCGCAGCGCGCTCATGTGGTCCTGATTGCCGGTCGCGCGCTTGAAGAACTCGGCCGCGGTAGCGAGGCCGCCGTACCCGCCGCCGGCCTCTTCGAGCTGGCGCGCGAGATCGGACATCTGCGCCGCCGACGTGTTCGCCACGGCCGCCGCGCTGATCGAGTCGTTGACGATCTTCTTCGCGTCCCCATCCAGGCTGTTGGCCTGACGGTTGAACTCCATCAGCTTCTGCTGAATGTCGCTCGTCAACTTGTCCTGATCGAGCGCCAGGCGCCCCGCGCGCTCGGTGATCTGGCTGCGGATGTTCGCGATCTCGGTCGCGGTGCGCTCCGGCGCGGCCGCGGCGTCGATGCGGCGGATCGCGGCGTCGGAGACCGCCTTCTCGGCGTCGGCCATTCCGCGCGCGACGTCGGCCGGCTGCTTCTCGTCGGCGCGACGTTCGGTGCCGAGGGTCGACAGCAGCGCGCCGAACTTGTCGGGGTCCATCGTGGCCGCCAGGCGCAGCGCTACCGTGCGCGACGCGAACTGCGGGTCGGCCTCGATCAGCTTGGCGAAGGTCTCGGCCGCCTGTATCTCGGGCTCGGCTGCGCGGCTGTTGCGCAGGGCGGCGGCACGGTCGCGCATCATCTGCGCTGCCAGCTCCGGGCGGCCGGCCTGGACCGCGGCGTACACCTGCGACGCCTGCGACGTCTCCGCGCGCTGACGCTCGGCGGTCAGCGCATCGAAGCCCTGCTTGAGCTGTTCCTTCAAGTCGGGCGCTGCGGCGAGCAGCTGCGCGTAGTCGCGCGCGCCGGGGCTCGGGTTGTCGAAGTACGCGCCGAGCGCCTGCTGCCGCTGCGCTTGCGCCATCGCCTGCGCCTCGGCCTGCCGCTGCGCGAGCTGGCGCGCCTGCTGCTGGGCAGCGATGCCCTGCCCCATCTGCAGGCCCTGCAGCCCGGCTAGAAACGGGTTCGCAACCTGCACGTCGTAGCGGATCGGACCCATCAGAACACCGGCTGAGTGACGCCGCCGGCCCGGATGAGCTGCTGCGGGTTGCTCATCCCGGCGAAGCCGCCGAGCCCGGCGAACATGCCGAGGCCGCCTGCGAGGCTGTTCACTGCGCCGGCCTGCGCGTTGCCGCGCGCGAGGATGCTGCCCGCCTGCGCCGCGCCTGCCTGCTGCAGCAAGCCGGACACGGCGTTGCCGGTCTGCATGCCCGCATTGCCGACGCCCGCGGCCGCGTTCTGGCCCACGGCGGCGAGTCCGCCGAGCCGCGTCATCTGGTCATTGATGGTCGAGGCGAGCAGCGACGGCCGGAAGGTCATCAGCGCGCCTTGCGTGTTGCCGCCGCGCAGGCCGCCGGTGGCGCTGGCGTTCTGCAGGATGGCCGACTCGCCGAGCCGCAGCGATTCCGTGAACTGCGGCGACTGCTGCAGGGCTTCGAGCGCCGCGCGCTGCGGGTCCGCGCCGTTGATTCCCATCAGGTCGAGTTGCTGACCGAACGCCGACGTGCCGCCGCGCACGAAGGGCGACAGCAGCTGTTGGATGGCATCGAACTGCCGGCGCTGTTCCTCGATGCCGGCCATCGCCGCGGCCGTCTGCGCATCCCCCGCCGCACGCCCGGCCTTGCCGGCCTGATGACTGCCATAGGCGCCGAGCAGCGCGCTGCCGGCGATTGCGGTTGCGACGCCACTCATTGCGCCCCTCCGGCGATGCGCGCGCACTGCACGGCGGCGCGGTAGTCGACCGTGATCTCTTCGCCGGCCGCGATCGGCCGCAGCGTGATGAAGTCGATGCCGTCCGCGCGCAGCATCGGCGCGACGTTCGGCGTGGCCGAGTGATTGGTGAAGCGTCCGGCCGGCGTGCGCTGGCCGTCGATGCGCGCCGGGATCGTCGTTCCGGCCGCCAGGTCGCGGGCGGTGAACAGGCCGCAGCCGTCGAGATCCGAGCCGCGCACCTGCAGCCACGCGTAGCCGGGCGGGAAGTCGCGCTGATCGTCGGTGTTCTCGGTCTGCGATCGCGCGGTGTCGTGATCGATGCCGACGTCGGCCAGCATCTGCAGGTAGTCGGTGCGGTCACGCTCGATCCGCTGCGTGCGGCGCGACAACAGGCCGTCCGGGTTCGCGAACAGCTCGTCCTCGGCAGCCTCGACCGTGGCGGCATCGGTGCGATGCACCGTCAGCCACACGGTGTCCTCGTAGGCGAAGCCGACCCGCCGAAGGCCGGGCTTGGGCGTCCAGACGTGATGCCCGGCCAGCTCTTCCATCCCGGCCTCAGTCAGGACGCGCATGCGGCCCGACACCATCACGGAGACGTGGTCCTTCAGGTGCAACGCGCCGACCGCAAACACGCCGCGCGGGATGGTGATGCGCCGGCAGTACAGGCCGCCGGCGATCCAGTGTTCGGTGCTGATCTCGGCTTGCGGCAGATCGCGGAAGACGCGTTCGATCGTGTCGATCTGCGACTGCAGCGCCTCGGCTGGCGTCGCCGCGTCGGGCGCCGTCAAGGGCGCGCGCGAAATCTGAACCTCGGGCTCTGCGACGGACGGCATCGCGCTCTCCTACAAGCACGAGCCGCTGGCAGCTCCGGGCACTCAGCTAGCCGCCACGAAGGCGGGTGCGCAGATTGTAGGCAGACTATCGATCCCCGTCGAACGATAGAGAACATCTCCCGCGCGGGGGCGGCGCTGGCGGGCGGCTTCGCTCAGTTGACCACCAAGAAGTTGATCGCCACTGCGCCAGTGGACGCCGCATTCAGTGTGAGCGTCGCGCTGCCCGCCGCCGCCACAGCGCAGGCGCTTTTCGCGGTCGCGTCATTCGTGGCTAACGTCAAAATGAGCGTACTCGCGGTCGTGATTAGGTTGTTCGTCAGCACCATTGACGTGCCGCCCGCAGCGATGTTGACGCGTCCGCTTGGATTGTTAATCGTGACGTTGCCGACGGTCGCGGTATTGGTCTTGTCGAGCGCGAACGGCCCCGCCGCGGCTAGGCTGGTGATGTTGACGCGGCCGCGTGTACCCGTCGCCGTTCCGGGCGTGATATTGATATTTCCGGAGTTGCCAAAGGCGCCCGACGCGTTGCCGCTTGCGATCGTGACGTCGCCCGTCGAACCGAATGATCCGGAGGCGTTCCCGCTTGATACCGTAACTGCGCCCGATTGCCCGGTCGTTGATGTGCCCGAGCCGAACGAGGCAGCGCCGGATCCGAAGTTCAGGCCGTTGCCGCTACGAAGCGTGACGGTGCCGGTGCCCGATCCTGTTCCCGACCCCGCCTGCCAGATCCCCGAGCTTCCGGCGCTTGCGGCGCCGGTCCGCATCGTTATGACGCCGGTGTCTCCGCTGCCGGTATTGACGCCGGTTGCGATCGTGATCGGCCCTGAGCTATTCGGCGATGCGACGGCACCCGACTCGAGTCGCAGATCACCCGAGATGCCGCCGGATGTGCCGGTGACGAGTTGCAGCTGACACCCGGCATTGACTCCGCTGCCGTTGCCGGACGCGATTGTCAGATTCCGGCCTCCGGCCCCCGTCTGAGCAACCGGCTGAATCCGCCAATCCGCGGTTGATCCAACGCGGAACGTCGCGGTCGCGACATCCATCAAGACATTTGCATCGCCTGCGAATTCCCCCGCGCTGTTGTACTGGACGGAGGTCAATGGCGCGCCCGGCGATGTGGTGCCGCCCGCCGCTGCGGCGATCGTTACCGGCTGGCCCGGACCGCTATCGGTGATCGTGACATTCGCGCCGGCCTGCAGAAGTCGAGCGGCGGGCAGCGCCGCACTCGGCTCGGTCAGCACGTAAGCCGCATTCACGGGCGCTCCGCCATTGACAGCGGTCCACGCGCCATTTCTGCGGCCGTAGGTCGTGCCGTCGCTGGGGGCGTCGGGGAAGATGCGCTTGAACAGTTCGAGGATGTCGCGCTGCGCGTTCTCGAATGCCTTGACCGCCTCGTGCTCACGCAGCCACTGCGTGATCTGCGCGCGGTTGAGCAGCCGCGTGAGGGGAAAGCCGGCCACGTCAGTACGCCAGCGGTTCGATCTGCGCCTCGACGCGGGCGAAGGCCTTGGGGATCGCGGTCAGGCCGCGCCAGCGGTCGGCGCGCCAGTTGCGAAACGTGCCGCAGTTGAACCACGTCGGCCGCTTGGCGGTCTCGCCGGCGCGACCGAGCGACTTCTGCCGCTCCATGCTCCAGGTCAGGCCGTCGCGCGTGTAGCTGTGGCGGATCGTCTCGTCAACGAAGTCGCTCGCGGTGCCGATTGCGCGACCCGGCAGGCACACGAGCTCGATCTGATGCATCTGCGCGCCCTTGCTCTCGTTGTAGAGCAGTTGCGTCGCGAACTCGTAGGCCACCGGCTCGCCGAAGTGGCTGGCGATCGACTCGTCAAGGAACCCGATCTGCTGGCCGTTGAACACGTCGCCGCAGATCCACTTGTCGTAGCACCAGACGAAGTTCCGGCCGCGGTACAGGCCGGTGCCATCGGCCGCTGACGACAGGTAGAACCACACCGGCTGACCGGCCGCCGCCGAGCCGGGGCCGTCGTAGACCGCGCAGATGTCAGGCAGGTGGATGTACAGCAGCTCGTGCCCATCGAAGGCGCGCGTCTCCACGATCGCTTGCGACAGTGTCTCTTCGCTGTACCGGGCCAGCAGCTTGTCGATCTCGCGCGTGGCGATCTTGCGCGCCTGCCCGCCGCCGCCGATGTACACACTCGGCTGCTCGTTGCGGCCGCCGCCGACGAATGCGATCGCATCCATGAAGATGGCGCAGGCGTGCGTGCCGACGCAGCCCTTCGGGATCATCGCTGCCTCGATCCGCTGGAACGGGAAGCCGGTGCCGCCGACGTTGTCGAACGCCTCGATCGTGTAGCGGTTGAGCGCGTGCAGTTCGTTGCGGATCTTCAGCAGCGCGACGATCGGGTCGGGCTCGATCTCGCTGCTGCCGTACTTGAGCGGGTCGACCGCGAACGGATCGTTCAGTTCGGTAACGCCGATGAACTCGCCATCGGTGAAGACGGTGTAGCCGTCAAGGAACAGGCCGTCGATGATCACGCCGAGGTCGGGATCGGTGACCTGGGTGAACGCATTGGCGACATCGTCGTAGTACCAGAGCTGGCCATTGATCACGAGGATCAGCCGGTCGAAGCTCTGATCGAACGTCACCTGATCGCCGAAGCCGAAGGTCCGCAGCACGGTCGCCGTGCCGGTGCCGTCGCCGTTGTCGTCCACGCGATACAGGCTGTTGCCGAGCACGCGGAAGCAGCGGCCTTTGTAGTTGTAGCCGCCGCGGTCGATGCCGAAGCTGGTGTTGAACGTCGTCGGCGCGTAGGTCCGGATGCCCTCGGCCGTGCGCAGGTAGCCGTCCGCGATGCCAGTCGGCTTCGGGACCGGGATCAGGTTGGTCGGATACGCGGTCCGGAAGTCAGCGGCGGCATCGGTGTAGATGCCCGACAAGATCGGCAGCTGCGCCACGCGGCACCGTCAGAAGCCTTCGCCGGTCATCAGATGCAGCGTGCTCGCGCCGGCGGGAGCGATGTGGGCCAGGTTGTTGTCGCCGTCGCCCTTGCTGATCACCACCTGCGAGTTCGGCGGCACCGGATAGTCGGCCGTGGTCGCGGTCTGTGTGCCGGCGCCGACGCGCACATAGATCGGATTCACGCTCTGGTTCGTGAGGATCACCTGCTTGGCCTGCGCGTCGATCGCAACGTTCGCGCTGGCGGCGCCGGCGGACACGATCTGCCCGCGGCCGTAGGTCGGTTGAATGGGCGCGCGAACGGCCATGGTCGAGTCCTTTCAGGGTCAGCCGACGCGATACCAGGCGCGGTTGACGCCGTCGAATCGCAAGCGGAAGAAGGCATTGGCGGCAAGCGTGGTCGGCGCGCCGTTGACGGTCGAGCCGTTGCCGGCGACCGTGAGCGTGGTCACGGCCTGCGTGCATGACACGAGCAGTTCTTGCCGGTCGGCGCACAGCGCCTGCGCCGGCAGCGTGATCGTGCCGGCCGCGAAGGCGCCGGTCGGCGTCAGTAGCAGCCAGACGCTACCGCCGTCGAGCGGCGGCGCGATCTGCACGTTGAAGGCGGTGGCGTTCGGGCTGGCGTACTGCGTCGCGCGGTCGTCACCGGGGGCGATCAGCGTTTGCAGCAGCGCCGCCAGCGCCGTGAGCGAGGTCTTGCGCGCGTCACCGTTGGCCGACGAGTACACCGGCACCTGATCAGCCGGGCTCAGTGGCGCAGCGGTGGACAGGAAGTTGATCGTTGTCATGGGACGAAGTCCAGGGTCGAGTCGGGTCCGGTCGTGAGCGGCGCCACCGGGCCCGGCAGGTACACCTCATCGGTGCGCCACGGCTTGTTGCCCTGCCCCGCGGGCAGCGTGTTCGGAAACTGCTGCTCGCGCACGTTCTCGGCCACGACGCGCGACAGCAGCGCGTTGTAGGCAGCCTTCGCGGTGGCCTTGGTGTCCGGGCTCACGACCTTGCCGATCGTCGGCGCCAGGCGGACCGCGAGGTTCGTGTAGATCGCCTCGGTCGCATAGTCGGGCACGCCGGCAGGCTGGTCGAGGTCGCTCTGCGCGGGATCGGTCGCCAGCGCGTAGCCGATTCGCACGCCGCGGCCGTTCCAGGTCGCGAGCATCGAATCGAGCCGCCGCAGCGCACCCTCGATCTGCTCGGCGTCGAGGTCGAACACGTAGTTCGCCACGCCGATTTCTTCGAAGGCCGCGGCGACGAGCTGCCGCTTCGTCCAGCTCACGCGGTCAGTCCTCGGCCTTCGCCTTCTTCGCGGCCTTGGCGGCCTTGGCGGCCTGCTCGTCCTCGTGCGCCTTGCGCGCGTCGGGGAACGTCAGATGCCAGCCCTCGCGCAGCTTGTCCTCGATCTGCTCGTCGGGCACCGTGACGTGGTCATAGTCGCCGTCTTGCAGCTTGTGCGGGCCGGGGTACTTGTAGAGCATCGTGGTCGACATGGGCTTCCTCGCGTGATAGGCGCGCGCTATCGCGCCGGGATGATGCATCAAATTCGCCGAATGACCTTGCGCGGCGTGAGAGGACGCCGCAGGACGTTGACGCCGCCAGCGGGCGGGTCGCCGACGAAGCCAGCTGCCGAGCAGCCGACGCCGTCCAGGGTGCTGCCAATCGTGCCGGTGACGGCCGGCGCGGTGACGGCGCCGGAGATCGCCGCCGAGACGCCAGCCAGCGTGGTCGCCAGCGTTCCGCGGTTGTTGACGGCGCCGGCGGCCACCATCGTCGTGCCGGTCAGCGTGCTTGCAACGCTGCCGAGGACGTCCGCGCGGCCGCTCGCGACCATCGTGACGCCGGCCAACGTGCTGGCCAGGGTGCCGCTGACCCCGGCGGCCGCCACGGTGCCAGCCGCGGCACAGGACACGCCATCAAGGGTCGAGGCGAGCGGCCCGCGCACCGCGATGACGCCCGACAGCGCGGCCGTGACGCCCGCAAGCGTGGTCGCGACGGTGCCGGAGACGCCCGCCGGTGCCGATCCGAAGAAGGCATCGCGCGCAACCGCGCCGGCAGGGCTGTTCTCGCCCCATACCGGGTTGCCACCGCGCAGCCGCGGCGTGACGTTCGTACCGCGCCACTCCCGCGACATCGGCTACCCGTGCGCGATCTTGCCCTGACCGCGCAACGTGCCGCTCGTCGTGGTCGACGTCAGGCACACGTAGCACAGGCACGAATCGTTCGGCACTTCGGGCAGCCCGAGCGCGGCCCAGTCGCCCGACTCGGTCTTGTTGGCCAGCAGCAGCGGCAGCGACGTGCGCTGCCGGGTGCACGTGAAACCGAAGTTTCCAGCGACCGTGGTTGAAGCGCTCAGGGTGACGCTGTTGATGCGCCGGATTCGCTTGCCCTGATCGGCGGTCGGGATGAGCGGCGTCAGCGGAATCATGCGGCCAGCGCGCAGCGTGCCGCCGACCGCCACGGCGGTCAGGTTGTTGCTGGTGCCGTCGCCATACGTGACGTTGATGGTGGCGTTCGATGCGGTGGCGCCGCCGTCGGTGTAGACCTCGAGGAACCACTGCACATCGCTGTAGTCGCTGGCGCCGAGCCGCGCGGCGGGCGGGTTCAGGGCGCTCGGATCAAGATCGAGCCCGGTGATGTTCTGCGCCGTGGTGACGTTCAGGACCAGGCCGCCCATCTGCGCGATGCGGTCGTGCACCTCGATGGTCTGCGCGTTGTTGGCCGATTGCAGCGCCATCCACGCGAGGTAGCTGGTGGCCGGCGCCGTCTGGTTGTTGAAGTTGGGCGCGCCGAGCGTGGCCTTGGTCGGAACCACCGGGGTCGTGCCGGGAATGGCGGCCTGCGCCGGCTGGCCGGTGGCGCGCCAGAAGCTGAGCAGCTGCCCCGCCGCAGCGTTGCCGATGCTGCTCTTGTCGACGACCAGGCGCGACGAGTTGTTCGCCAGCGCGTTCAGGACTTGGTCGAGCGTTTCGATCGTCATGCGTTGCCTTCGGTCAGCACCATCGACGTCACGCTCACCTGCACGCCGGTCGTGATGCTGACCGTGTTCAGGTTCAGGTCTTGGCCGCTGGTGCCGACGCTACCGTCGGTCACGAACGCGCCGGTCGAGTCGACGCAGCGGAACCAAGTTGCGGTGCCGGTGGCATTGGCGCTGGTGTCGGCGTTGATCGCGCTGTAGGTTGCCACGCCGCCCGATGCGGCCGGCGCGCTCGGGTCGCTGAAAGTCAGCTCGGCCAGCAGCGTGGTGGCAGCGCCGCCGGTGGCGGGGCGCGTGCCGTCATAGATGCGCAGGAAGCCCGCGCCGGCGCCTGCGTCGATCGCGTCGCGGATCAGGTTCAGGCGCGAATTGCGCAGCGCGGTGGCAAGTCCTAGTGCCATGTCAGGGCCTCTTTCTTGGTCGCCTCAGCCCACGCCAGCGCCGCGCGGCACGCCTTGCCGCGGGTGGACTCGAAGCCGCTGCGTTCGCGCATCGAGCCGTCTGCCAGGTACGCGCGCGCGGTCCACGGCCACTGCGCGCCGGGCTCGACCTCTGCCGGCACGAAATACTCGTGGTACACGCGACGGCCGCCCGGCAGGGTTTGCACGGCGCCGGCGCGCTTCAGGCGCAGGACGCGGGCGAGCTTCTTGAACGTGCGACGCAACAGGTGCATGGGATGGTGCCTCGGATGGAAAAGCGGCCGCACGAGGCGGCCGCATGGTCACTGCCAGGGGTTGCGCTCGCTTACGGCTGCGAGAACATCACGATGCCGCTCATCTCCGGCTGCTTGTTCACCACGCCGTAGCGGCAGTCAAGGCGGTACTTCGTGTTGAGCAGGTTGATGTCCATTTGCTTGGTCATCACCATCTCGAAGCCCTGATCCGTCGTGCCGCGCATCACTGCAGCACCCGCATCGGTCGGCACCGCGATGCGCGACGGCAGGATCTCAAGCGCGCTCTTGTGGAAGAACGGATTGAGGGAGCCGGCGGCGGTGTTCAGGAACGTCAGCGCTGCGCCGTTGGCTGGCGTGACGGTGACGTTCTTGTACTGCTGCTCGGCCTGGGTCGGCGCGCTGTCCGCGGCGATGATCGGCGGGCTGATCGTGATCACGTTCGCGCCGGCCGTACCGCCGCCCGAGACGATCGCGATGATGCGGAAGGTCTTGAGCTGGCCGGTGTCCTGCTTGGTGATCTGGTGCACCGCGCCCACGTTGGCAATGACGAAGCTGTCGCCGGCCTTGATCGCGCCACCCGCGCCGACAGTGACCGCGAGGTTCTGGTAGCGGTTGTCGACGTTGCTCACCTCGCCGGTGCCGGCGGTGCTCGTGGCACGCGGGACGTAGCGCTGATTCGCGCCGTTGATCACGACCGACGCACCCGGCACAGCCACCGCGAGACGCGGGCAGTAGTCGAGCTTGTAGGCCGAGAAGCCGGCGATGTTGTTGCCGATCAGCGCGCGGCCGTAGGCGTTTTCGGGGCGTCCGTCCATCGTGCCGCGGCCGGCGAGGTTGCTCGCCATGCCGTTGTAGTCGCGCGTGCTCACGGCGATGTGGCGGTCGCCCTGCTGCACACCCTGCTCGTTCATGATCGCCTCGCACTGCGCGACGTCATCGAAGCCAGAGGCCGCGGCGGTGCGCTTCACGACGAGCGTGCCCTGCAGCGCGGCAACGTTCGTGATGGCGACGTTGATGTCGGAGGCGATCCGCTGACGCGCGGCGTCGCCAAGGCGGCCTTCCTGCAGCGCGTCGCGCAGTTCGATCGCGTCCATCTGCCACGGCACCGACTTGTGGAAGCCGATCGTGGCGGGCACCGACAGCTGGGTCTTGTCCTGGAAGTTCGCGGTCTGGTTCAGGCCGTCGAACGACTGGATGATGTAGGGCATCGGACGCCAGATGGTGTCCCCGGCACGCGCCATCTCGACATCGGGCACGCGGTAGCGGTCCACGATGTTCGACAGGACGAGCGCGTCATGGAAGCCTTCGAGCAGGTTTTCGAACGCGACGCGTTCTTGTCGGGAAAATGCGTTGGGCATGGCAGTAGGCCTCGGTCAGGTTCAGGCCGCCCGCTTCGCTCGCTGCTGCTGCTTGTAGGCGAAGACCTTCGTGAAGTCCCCGGTACGTTCAGCCTCGGCGCGCAGGCGCTCCAGGTTCGAATCCACTGCGCCGGTCACCGCCGCACTTCCGCGGATGGGCTTCTCGGGCAGGGGCGTGGCTTTCTTGGGCGTCACCTTCAACTGGGTCTCCAGCTTCGCAACCGCGAAAGCGAACTTCACCGGGTCTGTGATGGCCGCGAGTTCCTTGGCCTTGTTGGGGTTCTTGCCGAGCGCGTAGACCAGCAACGCGGGGTTGTCCGAGCCTTGGAGCAGCACGCCTTGCTGTGTGACGTTGAACGACGCCTTCACCTGCTCTTCGGCGTCATCGAAGTCACGCACCTTCAGCTCGCTTTTGCGCTTGCCGTAGGCGTCCAGCTTGGCTTGCCACGCGGCAGCTTCGGCCTCTTCGGCCTTGCGCCGCGCCTCGTCTTCGCCCTCGGCCTTGCGCTTGCGCGCGTGCCAGGCTTCGAGCTCAGTCTCGAACTTCGATTCGTCGTAGTCGCAGGCTTCGAGCGTCGGCTTCTTGCCGACCACGGTCGCGCTTGGCGCCGCGTCGGTGTGCTTCGCTCGCAGCTCGCGGTTCTCGCGAATCAGTTCCCGGTTCTGCTTCCGCAGCTCGCGAACCCACTCGGGCGCGCGGTTCTCGTCGTCCTCGGAGGCTGGCGCCGCCTCCCCGAAGGTGACCTGCAGTGCGGTGTCGTCAGCCGGTGCCTCGTCGGTCGCCTCGCTCGTGGGCTCGGCCTGATCGTCGGCCGGCGTCTCGGGCTGTTCGCCCTGCTCGTCCGTGCCGCCGTCCTGCGCCGCGTCCTCGGTTGTGGCGTCCGTCGCGTCCTCGGCGACGTCGTCGTCCTGCAACACCTCGACAACTGCCTTTGTCTTCATCAATCGACCCGTCTCGACCTCGCCGATTCAGGTTCGGCGGAAACCATGCGGGGCGGACGATAGGCGTTGACTATTCGATGCGCAAATTACGTTAGAGAACGGCTATTAGCGGATGACGCCGGGCGGCGCTGACGCCAGCCGCGACAGCGCCTCGGCCGCCTCGATCGCGCGGCGCTGCTCTTCGCTGTCGATGCCAGCCAGGATCTCGGTCGTCTCGGCGCGGTTCTTGTCGGCCTGCGTGACCTTGACCAGCGTGCCAGCGCGCGCGTCGGCGGCTTTGGCAGCGGCTTCCTCGGCGGCGGCCTGCAGGTACTGCGTCTGCGGATCGGGCGCCGCGTTCTGCGCCTCGGCCGCCATCTGCTCGGCTTCTTCCGGCGTCGGCGGGATGACGCCCATGCGAACGAGCCGCGCGCGGAACCACTTGCGCATGTCGCCCATGCCCTCGCCTTCGAGGTTCGACATCACCATGGACATGAGCACTTGCCGCTCTTGCGGGTCGGTGGTGATGTTGAGCAGGCCGGTCAACGAACGCACCAGCGCGCTGCGGCGCGAGCTGCTGCTCGGCCCGACCTCGACCGTCGTGGCGTACTTCGCGCGCGACAGGTCGTTCTCGTAGCGCTGTTCGCCGGTGTCGTCATCGATCACCGGCCGGCGCAGCTCGATGCTCTTCACGGTGCCGTCAAGTTCCATCGCACGCATGCGGCGGTTGTCCTCGACGTACAGCTCTTTCGCCATCGACAGCCACACCTCGCCAGCGCGGCGCAGCGCCTTCGCCATGTTCGAGATGTAGATGTAGGTCTGCATGTCCAGGCGCTGCTGGATCAGCTCGACGGTCTTCTCGGCGATGTTGCTGACCATCTTTTCGCCGGCCTGCTGGTCGCCGAGCAGATCGCGCAAGTCCTGTTCCGTGATCTGCAGCAGGGCGGCCATCGCGGGCGGGATCTGCGGCGAACGGGTGTAGCCGATCGGGCCGGCCGGCATCGGATTGCCCTCGACGTCGGTGACCGGATTGAGCAGCATGTACGGGAAGTTTTTGACGGGGTCTTCCTCCCACATCAAGGCGTGCCCGCTGATCTGCTCGGGCGTGACGATCGGCTTCTCGATCGAGGACAGCGCGCTGATCTCGCCGAGCTTGCTGCGCTGCATGTTCACGAGGCGCTGCGTGTCTTTCGCCAGCCTGACGTGGCCCATGCACCGCTCGACGCCGTCGACAAACCAGCGCTTTCCGAACACCGGGATCACCGGAATGCACGTGCCGGCGATGTAGCCCTCGTCTTCGAGCACGCGGCTCGCGCCGAGGATGTACTTGTGCACGCGCTTGCGCTTCACGCGCTTCTGCCGGACCTCGCGGAAGCCGGTCGCCAGCAGCGTGTCGAGCTTTTCCTCGTCGTCATCGATCTCCGACTGCGGGACGGTCATGTCCTCGTCGTCCAGGCCGCGGAACACGCGCATCAGTTCGCTCGTTTCCTCGACAACGTAATACTCGCAGAAGTACACCAGGTCAGGCGTCGACCAATCGAACACCTGCTGCTGCACTTCCTTCGGCCAGCTGCCCGGATCGTCGCCGTACTCGGCCACGTAGGCCGCGCGGTCGCGCGAGTGCAGGACGAAGCACTTGGTGGCGTCGCTCTTGTCCTGCCGCTTGGCGTCCAGGTTGAAGAACACGCACGAGTCGGCATCGAAGATCGGCTCGATCGCGATGCGCTGGCGCTCGTTCTCGTCGTCTTCCTCGTCTTCGTAGCAAGCGCGCAGGCGCAGCGCACCGAAGCCGCCGCCGACCGCCTCTTCGAACGCGTTGTCGAGCGCTTCCTCTCCGCAACTGTCCGCGAGGTCAGCGCGGAACAGCGCGTCGCAGGTGTCGGCGAGCTCGTCGGCGTCCTCGCCGTCCTTCGGCTGGAAGTCCACGGTGATCCGGTTGTTGCGGTACTCGTTGAAGATCCGGATGACCGCCAAGTGCGTCTTGTTGATCTCGAAGCGCGGCTTGGTGTCGAACTGCTCGGCGAGCGGACCCTCCCACTGCGCGCCGCTGATCGAATAGAACCGGCGATCCTGCAGGCACTGCATGCGCTCGTCGCGCAGCGCGCTCTGGATACGGTTCCACTCCGCCATTGCCTCGGCGTGCACCTTGCGAAACCGCTCTTCCTTCGTCATCGCCATAGCCTGCCCCTATCGAGTTCCCGGAGGAACGCGGGCGAAGTCTATCGCCGGGCAGAGAAAGGCGAGTAGGCCGGGCGAGGAACGACCGGCGCGATCTTCTTCGCCGCCGGCATCAGCAGCGTGTGGGCGCCGCCGCCGAGCATCAGGTACTGGCCGGCCTCGCATGGGTGGCTGTAGGCGTTCTTCACCGGCGTGTTCTGGTAGCGCTCGTCGCCGGCCACCTTCACACGCGCGAACGCATACGCGCCCTGCATGCCCTTGCGCGTGACCTTGCAATCGGGATGGATCAGGAAGCCCGGGTCGCCGTCGATCAGGCGGCGCAGCGCGGCGGACACGGCCTCTGTGCGCTTGGCGAAGTCGTTCGTCGGCGCCGGCTTGGCCTCGATGCCCTGCGCGGCGAGCAGCTGGAACACGGTGCGTTCTTCGCTGTCGCCGGGCTGACGCTGATCGCCGGCCGGATCGCCGGTGATGTTGCGGATCGTATAGCCGGGGAAGTGCTGCCCGAGGAAGCGCTTCAGTTCGCCCGCGAAACGGATCACGCCGGTGTCTTCGGTCACCAGCTCGCGGCGCCAGCGCCACTGGCCGTTCGGCATTTCCTGCCCGACCACCGCGGCCGGCGTCAGGCCGAAGTCGAGGCCGATGTCGATCGGCAGTGTTGGCAGCAGTTCGAACGTGCGGCAGTGCGTGCTGTCGCGGTAATCCGGGTACACCGGCATGCCGTCGCGCACGAAGCCGTATTCGTTGGCCAAGTTGACCTTGATCCAGTCTTCATCCTTGCCCTCGGCGCCGCGCAGGTAGTACGCCTTCGGCAGGTTCTCGACGTTCTCCGCCGCCGGGTTCTCGACCCACGGCGCGTCCTTGTCGGCGCGCATCAGGCCGCCGGGCTGCGTCAGGAACAGCCAGCCAGGCGGCTGGTCCTCTTCGGCGAGCCGGTAGTACCAGTGATCGGTGTCGCAGGCGTTGGTGTCGCCAAAGATGCCGAACCACGTCGGCGCGACATCCTGCGGAAAGCGGCCGACGCGCAGGTCGAGCATCTGCACAACGGCAAACGGCAGCTCCTTGACCTCGTTCAGCCAGCCGCCGGTGAGCTGCAGGCCGCGCAGCTTCTTAACGTGCTCTTCCTTGTCGAGCGCGAGGAAGATGAGTTCAGTCTCGACGCGCGTGCCGTCCGGCAGGTGGAACGACAGGAAGTGCGTCGGCGGCTCCAGGCCCCCCTTGACCATGCCGTTCGTGCCGCGGCGCTTGTCGCCGAGGTCTTCGAACATCTCGAGCCAGTCCTTGACGGTCGTGCTCAGCAGGTCCGGGTACGTGTTGCGCACAGCAGCCCAGCGCGACCGGCGCACACCCTGCGCATTCGGCGCCTGCGCGCACATGCGGCGGAACAGGCGCCAGCAACTGGCGTTCGTCTTGCCGCTGCCGAGCGGGCCGCGGATGAACGCGCGCGACTCGTCGGCGAGGATGTACCGCTCGAGCGTCGGGCCGGCCGGCCGGTAGGCGAACTCGACGCGAGGCATCAGGCGCTCGGATCGGCCACGGCTTTGCGGCCCGTGTAGTCCTTCACGATCACCGTCGTCTCGACGTCAAGCTTCAGCTTGTCGTTCAACATGCCCAAGTGGCGCGCAGCCAGTGTCAGCGCGGCGACCTTGTCGTGCAGCTTCGCCTTCTTCGTGATGATCACCGGTGCGTCGCCGCCGCCAACCTCGGACACGTCGACCGCAGCCAGTGCGGCCGCAGCCTCGGGCGTCAGATCCTTGGGCGCCTTCAGCGCGCCTGATGCGTCGTACAGGCTGCGCACGTCGGCGAACGCGATGCGCGCGATTTCCTGCAGCACGCGATCCTGCGTGATGTAGGTCCGCCGCTCGCGCGCTTCCATCCCGGCCTTGATGGCCGCCGCAATGGCAGGACGCTGCATCAGGTTGAACGCGATCGCCTTCGCGCTCTTCGCCGAGAAGCCGGCGCGGATCGCCGCGTCCGATGCGACAAGGTCGATCAGGTACTCGCGCACGAACGCCTGCTGGCGCGGGGTCAGCTGGCGGCTGCTGCTGGGCTTGTGCTTCTTCGGCATGCCGAGATTGTCCTGCGATCAGCGGCGGCGCGCAGGCGCCGTGCGAGGTTCCGGGCCGACGTCGACGGTCACGCCATCGACCGCGCACGCGGCAACCCACGCCGCGTTCCAGGCGGTCGTCCGCCAGAAGCTGCGCTTCTTCGGCTCGTCCTGCGGATGCAGGTACGCCCACTGCGAGCTGCGCATGCTGCGATACACCTCGTTGAACACGGCGCGCGCGGCCTTGCTCCACTTCGCCCAGACCTTCGCCTGCACCTTGTAGCGGTTCGCTGCCATCGATCACTCCTTCGCCTTGACTTCGTACTTCGCAAACACCCGCTGCGCCTTTCGCACGTCGCGGACAGGTTCGCCGCCGCCTAGGTGCACCTTCCCGCACACCTTGCAGCGGTACGGACGCACGCTGATGCCGGCGTTCTTCCGGCGCCGCTTGGATGCGGCTTCGGCCAGCGCCCACGAGTCGAATGCGACCTTGCCGGAGCACGCCGCGGCCGCTCGCTGCGCGGTCATCGCACGCGCTCCCATCGCAGCAGGGCGCGCCGCTTGACGCCGGCGCCCTCACGGTCGACGCGCCGCACGAGCCCGCGCTCGGCGAGGCTGAACAGCGCCGCCTGCACGTACTGCGCGTCGAGGCCGGCCCAGAGCGCGAGGTTCGGCGCCGTGGCTGTCTCGACCTCGTCAAGCAGGTCAAGTAGCCGTTGCACGTTCGGCGACCGCACCGGCAGGCTGCGCGCGCGGTGCGCCGGCTCGTGGTCATCGCGCAGCCGGTGCACGACGGTCGACGGCAGATCGGCCATCTTCAGGGCGGGCATCACAGCGCCTCCACCGTCACGCGCAACCGCCCGCCAGCTACCACGGCGCCGCGCACGATCCGCAGGTCCACGATCTGGCTGTCGTCCGCCCACACGCCCGCCGCGGTCAGCGCATCGAGCGCCGCTTTCAGCGTGTTGTCGAGATCGCGCCGCCGGTTGTCGGGCGGCAACGCATCGATGCTCACCGCCACCGGGCCCGCAAATGCCTCCACGGCTTGCGAGCGAGCCCGTAGCGCGTCGATCGCCGTCTGCCGGTACTCCCGCCCTTCCCGGCTCAACAAAACGCGCTGGCGCCCCTTGATCGTCACGCTGCGCCAGATTCGGTTGACGGAGGGCGGCCACGGCAGCGCCAGGCGGAGCGAACGTCCTGCAGGTGATCCGCTCCCATCTGCCGCTCGATCGCCGCCGCCATCGCCGGCTGATGCGTCCGCGGCGCACTGTCGAGCAACCGCAGACAGCAGCAAGTCCGGCTGAGCAGGTACAGGCCGGAGCGAGTCGAGCACAGGTCGCATGGCTCGCTCACCCCTGCAGCAGCCGGACCAGCTCGGCGCCACGCCACGTCGGATGAAGTTCCGCCTTGGCCAACCGATACGCGCCAACCGCGGCGGCATGTTCGGCGAAGGTTCCAATCGTCCGCTTCCGATTGCCGACGCTGATCTGGGCCTTCCACTTGCCTGAGCGTGTCCGCGTCACACCAAGCGCGTCGATGTTCTGGACGTTCTCAGCGCGAGACACGTCGCGGAGGTTCGCGAACCGGTTGTCATCTCGACGGCCGTTGATGTGGTCAATCTCCTGCTTCGGCCAATTGCCGGTCGATAGCAGCCACGCGATATGGTGCGCGGCATAGCTTTTCCCATCGACCTCGACCCGCACATAACCGCCCGCCGCTCGATATCCGGCTACCTGCCCAACGCCTACGCGCTGCGATTTGCGGACCGTCCATCGCAACAAGCCGCTGGTAGCGTCGTATGCCAGGCAACCGCGAATAGCCGACACGTCGCCGTCGATATGCCGCACGCGCTTCATTCGACCCCCTGCAGGATCGCGATCAAGTCCCCGTAGCTGGGCAGCGCCTGCCCGCGCTCGCGGTAGTCGTCCAGCCGCCGCCACACGGCCGCGATGATCCCCTCGGCACGCAGCGCACGCGCGGTCATGCGCTGCAGCTCGTCGCCCGGCTCGGGCTCGGTCGGCGTCTCGATCGGCCCGAAGCCCGAGGCGTCGATCGCCTGCAGGCGGGTCAGCAGCGGTGCGGTCGGATAGTCCATCGTTTCCCCTCGGTCAGTCTGCTTCGGTCAATCGTCGTTGCGGTGCAAACGCGCGCGCGCGTCACGGCACGAACCCGCCGATCGTTGCCTGCCCGTACCGCATGACCACGCCCGGCGGCAGAGCCGACTCGGGCGCCGCTGCGTCGTACCGGCGCTGGTTCAGCCACACCAGCGGCGCCGGGATGAAGTTGCCGCCGTCCTTCGTCCAGTCGTCAGACGCGACCCATGCAGCCAGCTTGTCGACGATCTCGGACGCAAGCGGCTCGCAGTCGTCCGCGATCCATCGCGCCAAGCATCGCGTTCGGTCGGCCTTGCGCTTGTGGGCGGGCCACGCCGCCCAAAAGGCCGTGAACCCGGCCGGCTCAACCTCGGATCCAACCGCCCCCCGCTTGCGGGGGGTAGGGGGGTTGTTCTTTTCTTTTCTTCTCTTCTCTTCTCTAGGTAACGCACCGCTAACGTTTGCGTCGTTACCCGATTCGCACTCAAGCGTTAACTCTGCGTTAGCGTTTTGAGGTTCATGCGTTACTCGCGCCTCACCCTTCTGCTTGTGGTCGGCGACACGTTTGGCGGTCAAGGCGCGCGCCTTGGCGCTGGCTCCGTTGTGTTCGGCGAACCGGGCGATCGACACGCCGCCCTCTTCCTCGATCAGCCATCCGATGGACGCCAAAGCTTTGCCCAAGCCCTTGACGGCCGTCTTGCGGTCGATCTGCGCGATCGTGTAGCCGGGCAGGCTGCCGTCTTCGCTGTGCTCGTCAGCGGTAGCCCACAGCCAGTACAGGGCGCCGATCACCGTCGCCTCCGTCTTGGAGGTCAGATCGCACAGGCGACAAACCCGTGGGTCGTCCCACAGGTTCGTCCGCATCTTCATCCAGTCGCCAGCCATCACTCGCCGTCCTTGATCCTCTTGTGATGCTCCGCCGCACCCGGCTCGGTGTATCGGCCGGTCACGCGGTTCCACTGCAGCTTCACTTGACCGAGCTTCCCGACGTACTTGCTGCGCACCTTCTGGACGTGGATGTCGACCATCGTGGTCGGCACGTCCGGGCGGCGCTCCCGCCACACGCTGACGATCGCGTCGGGCTTGTTGTGCCAGTTCGCCGAGCCGCTGATGTCGTAGGGACCGGCCACCGGGTACTGGCCGCTCTTCGGGTCCTTCAGCAGCTTGGCCGGATGCGCCACGATCCACACGTGCACCTGATGCGCTTTGGCGAACTGGCGGACCTCCCGCAGGCTCTCGCCTACGTACTCGGTCTCGGTCTGGTCGCGCGGCCGGCTGTGCTCGATCTCATTCCACGGGTCGAACACCAAGCCCCGCACGCCACGGCGCAGCACCA